ATCCACCAACATTACATCCTAAATCAAGAACTACTGTATCTTCGTTTAATTCAAAATCTCCATAATTCCTTATGCAATCTCTTATCATTCTTCTGTCAATTGCATGCCTTACTTTTAAACCTCTTAAGTCAATTCTTTTACCCACTTTCTTCCTTTAAATCGTGTTCATTAATTGCTAATAGAGTATAATGCATGATTTTCATTAAATCTTCACGATTAGCTCCATTCTTTTTACCATACCTTGACGCATATTTTAATACATTACCAAGACAAAAGTCTAATCCTAAGCCAGAAGCTGAGATTAAATCCATACTTTGAATACCATTTTCTGATGCGTAATGTTTTGAATAAGTACTCTCAACATATTCAGTCAACTCTTTGATGTTTTCTAATTCATTAAATTTCATTATCTTTTATCTGTATAAGAGGTAAGTGATGTGAAGTATCATGGTAATTACCATCATGTTTAAATCTTCGTGTAACTGTTTCTTTAGTCAACATACCATTAAGATTAATTTTATATGTAATTAATTCTTGATATAAAACACCTTTGGTGCTTGTTTCAAATGATGACTTAAATGGTCCTTCTTTCATATTTATCTTTTAATAAAGTCGATTTCATAATAAGAACCTTCGTAATCAAATGTAATAGTTGAGTGTGAGTATTCATTTGATGCAGTAGACTTCTTACGTGTCTCAGTCTTACACACCATAGCTGTAGTTGTTGCACCTTGATTTTGTCCTTCTTCAGCACCAATCAATGCGCCAATTACTGCTCCTGGTACTTTACCATGCTCATCATCTATTGCATCACCAACAACTGCACCGAAGATTGCTCCCCAAAATGCACTATTCGCAATGTCGGCACTATTGCCTATTGTTACTTGTTGGTTTTGGCATACTTCAACTGAGTATGGTTGTAAATAAACAACTTCACGATAGTTGTCTTTTATTACTGCACTATGTGTAATTGTGCCAGCCATAGCATATGTTCCCATCATAAATAGGAAGCCAGCCATAAACCACCCAAAACGTTTAACTTTTTCTTTCATCATTTTATTTCTCCATTTAAATATAGTTATATTATATCATAAAAACCGGCTAAAGTAAACAGTTTTTAATAAATTCTTTTTAAATTTTTTCATAAACTATTTCTTCCCAATCATAATTTTTATATTTTGAGTTAATAACTACTATCCTTTCATCATTAACATTAATCAAAATTTGTTGACCAGCAAATCCATCTAGTCCAATAATAGTATCTTGCATTCCATAAACATCAAAGTGGAATTGACCTCCATAAGTTTTTGTATAACTATGAACACCTAATGCTTCTTTAAAGCGTTTATTTTTTGCAATTCTTCTATCATGTATTGTTCTTAAATAATTACCAACACATCCATCACTATTCCAATCATCCATTATTGCTTTTGCAATTCTTAAATAATCATATCTATCTGCGTAGAAGCTATATCGTATTGAATAACCTTCACCTTTTCGAGTTTTTTCAAAGTACACACTATTTTTAACTTTAGCTTTTTCATTAAATACTTTATGTAATAATCTTTCCCAATTATCACCAGCTTTATAAATTACGTAATTCATTAATACGTGAGTAGTTAAAGCACTATAATTATAAACACGATTTCCTTTTTTAGTACCTTGTAAATTTGATTCTGCTATTGTTTCTAATGAAGTCATATTTAAATTTTCACCGCTAGCTTTCCACATATTATCATTCGATGGACGAGTATAGTCTCCAATATATCTTTGGTCGCCTGCTCTCATATTTAATATATCAATTAATATTTGGTCTTCATATAAAGTATTATCAAGTAAATCCCAATCCATTACCTCATCGACACTACTAATATATCCTAGACAAATTGCGTGACCTGTGACATAAGACACTAAACTTTTACCCATAGAATTTGATGGTAACATGCCATTAATTATTTTAGGTGGCATATCCACTTCATCTATTACAATTTTATTATCTTCAAACAATAAGTAACTAATTATTCCTGTTGTGTCATTATTTTTAAATTCATCTAAAACATCGTTATCTTTTCCTAGATTTGATTCGAATTTATAATAATTAGGAGCACCTTTAATTTCATGTCCGAAAGTATTCGGGTGGTTCCAATCGGGATAACTTCCTGGTTGATACCAAGTATTAGTATTTGCTAATACAGATGTTTGTACAGCAAGGAATAATAAGATTAATTTTTTCATTATGCAGCTACCGCGTCAGTTATTTTCGCAACTAATTGCTTAGTGTGTTTTTTGTTTTTATTGAATTTTTTGAATTCATTCCTAATGTCTCTAATTGTTTCAGTTTTTTGAGGTTCAAATTCATCATCAACATGTTTTTGACCAACTTTAATTATAAAGTAATCATCATAACCTTTTTGTTTTTTCCAAACAAGGTGACCTTCTTTTCTCCATTTCTTCATAACATCTTTAAACTCTATATGTTGTTTTTCTTTAACATCCCAATAACCTTGACCAAAAGAAGAAGCATCAACTGCTAAATGAAAACCAAACATTTTAGCACCAGTAATTTCCTTAAGTCTAATTAAACAATTTGTGTAAAGTTCTCTAGCACTTTCACCGGAAATAATTTTACCATTAAAGTTAATCATTTTATTATTACGATGAGTTTTAACATCAGCATGTTCATCATCATTAATTCCAACTGTATCAGGGTAACCATCAGTAAGTATCATAATATTTGTTTTTTGTATTGCATGCTTTCTTTGAAAAGCTTTAGTAAGTTTAGCTGCTAAAATCGTAGTTTGAATAAGTGGAGTTGAACCCATTGCATCAATTGTATGAAGCTGGCCACCAGCTATATAATATGTAGAATCACGTCTATATGAATGAGCTTTACTTATACCAAATGCTTCTTTAGAAGCTTCTTCAAAAGTTTTATTATTCATTTTTGAAGAAAACATTTCAACAACTTTTATTTTAGTTAAGTCATCTATTTCATTACCTTTAACTACAATTTCGTCTTGAAGATCTCTACCATGCCATCCAGCAGTAGTAAATGAATATACTTCAAATGGTATATGAACTTTTCTACAAAACATTGCAATCGTAATTGCTTGGTTAGTTACATCTTCTATGATATCACACATTGAACCAGAATAATCTACGAACATCATAATTCCATGTGATTTAGCTTGTGCTAATTGAGTAGTTGTTAGGAAAATATCCTCAGAAGTTTTATAAGCATGAAGCTTTAATGGGTCAAGTTTTCCAGTCTTTGCAGTAAGAGCTCTTGAATATTCAAAAGCTGCTTTCTTACGTTCAAAATCTTTAGCCAATAAATTAGCTGTAGAGTTTAAACCTGGCTTTGATTTTTCCCAGTCTGCTGTAACTGCTGGATTACCATAAGCACTATATTCAATATCTCTTTGGTTTTCTTCACACCATTCTATTCTTTTTGCTGCAGCTTCTTTATAAGTAAATACAATTTTTTCTAAGTTTTCATCAGAAATACCTGCAGAATAAGTAGACTGTTTTGTCTCTTTATCATATTTGTCTTCTTTAGTTTCAAGTAAATCTTTTTCATTTTTTCTAAAATTTTCTTCAGTCCAAGGAGAATGTTTATCAGATTTCTTTTCTTCAGTTTCTTTTTCTTTACTTTCAGAATCAGATTCACTACCTTCACCTTCACCTTCTTCGTCCATTTCCTCATCGTCTTCTGGAGGAGTAGAACCTTCAGGCTTTTCAGCTTGAGCATCATCATCACCGGCCATTTCATTAGAAGGAAAAGTAGCATCAGAACCTTCAGGCTTTTCTTCTTCTTCCTCATTTTCATTAACCCAATCAAATAGTTTTTGACAAACTTTAAGAACATCATCCCAAGTTTTAACTTCCATAGCTTCTTTAACTAAAGGAGACTCTTCATCAGAAAATTCAACTGGAACATAACCTCTACCTTTTGATGAAACATTAAGCCTATCCATAAGACCAGCTTTGTTAATGTCTCTATCATCTGTACCAAATAGGTTATCATCAAAAAGTCTTTTATAACCATTTTTAAATCTACGAACGATACCAGGATATGTCTCTTGTATCATACGTTCAATTCGAATATCTTCAACGATATTTAAATAAGCTCTTGGAATTTTACCAATTTTCTTTTCAGAATCGTGCCATCCATCAGCTGGAGTATAAAGAGCATGACCAACTTCATGTCCAACTAGTAAGTCATAAACATCCTTACCTTTGTCTTCCCAAAGTGGTAATCTTAAAACTCT